CTTGTCCAGTACTCACAGAGGTGAGACCGTGGTTCAAAGACAAGAGCATGGAAGACATGGGCAGAAAATACTGGAAAAAGAAAAGTTACATTTTCCAAGGTTTTGTCACAACGAATCCATTAGCAGAAGACACAACACCTGAGAATCCAATCAGAAGATTCATAATTGGACCTCAGATCTTCAACATCATCAGAGGGGCACTCATGGATCCAGAAATGGAAGAAATGCCGACTGATTACTTAAAGGGTGTAGACTTCAGGATCACTAAAACAACTAAAGGTGGTTACGCAGACTACTCAACATCAAAATGGTCAAGAAGGGAAAGACCGTTGGACGAGGCGGAGAGAGCCGCGATCGACACACATGGGTTACACAACCTAGGTGACTTCAGACCAAAAGAACCAACGGAAGCAGAAGTTAAAATAATCAAAGAATTATTTGAGAAATCTGTGGAAGGTGAGGCTTATGATCTTGAGCAGTATGGACAGTACTTCAGACCAGCGGGAGTGGCTTATCAAGGTAAACCACAGGTAGCAGTACCAACAGCATCGGCTCCAGCGGCGACACCAGTGGCAGAGTCGGTTCCGACAACGGCGGCACCTGTGACTGAGAGTGCACCGGCACCACAACCCGAGGCGGCTCCGGCAACGGCGGCTCCGGCGGGCGATAGTGCCAAGAGAGCAGAAGACATCTTGAAGTTGATTAGATCAAGACAAGCAAAATAATCTGACATTTACCAAGGCCCTAATATTGACGTTAGGGCCTAGGTATGCTAAAATAGATGACACAAAGGACAAAATTATGACAAAAGTATTTGACGCAACAAAATTTAGAAAGAGCATCACAAAATCCATACAAGGTCTTGGCATAGGATTCAGCGATCCCACAGACTGGATCTCAACAGGAAATTACGCATTGAACTATCTGATGACCAGTGATTTCAACAAAGGAATTCCACTAGGCAAGGTTACAGTACTTGCGGGTGAATCTGGAGCAGGTAAAAGTTACATAGCATCAGGAAACATTATCAAGAATGCACAAGAACAAGGTATATTTGTTATATTAATTGACACGGAAAATGCATTAGATGAGCAGTGGCTACAGGCATTGAATGTGGACACATCAGAAGACAAACTTTTAAAATTAAGCATGTCAATGGTAGATGACGTAGCAAAAACTATATCAGAGTTCATGAAAGGTTACAGAGAACAACACGCAGACAACAAAGAAGGTGCACCCAAAGTGCTATTCGTAATAGATAGTCTGGGCATGATGCTCACACCAACAGATGTTAACCAGTTTGAAGCAGGTGACATGAAAGGTGACTTGGGTAGAAAACCCAAGGCCTTAACAGCACTTGTTAGGAACTGTGTGAACATGTTTGGAAGTTGGAACGTGGGACTTATAGCAACCAACCACACATATGCATCACAGGATATGTTTGATCCTGATGACAAGATATCTGGAGGACAAGGATTTATCTATGCAAGTTCTATCGTTATCGCGATGAAGAAACTGAAACTGAAGGAAGACGAGAAGGGCAATAAGATATCAGAAGTGAGAGGTATCAGGGCCGCTTGTAAAGTTATGAAGACAAGATACGCAAAACCGTTTGAAGGTGTACAAGTCAAGATTCCTTATGACACAGGTATGGATCCATACAGTGGATTAGTTGATCTTTTTGAGAAGAAAGGATTACTAGTTCAAACGGGAAATAGGCTGAAGTATGTTGACAAAGCAGGCAAAGAACACATAGATTTTAGGAAAGCATGGACCGGTGATAAGTTAGATATGATAATGTCAGAGTTCAAAGAGGAAACACCCAAAGAAGTGGAAGACACAGATGCCCCTATTGAAGTTGAAACAGAAACAAAAACAAAGAGTAAAAAAGAAGAGTAATGATAGACTTTACACACGAGGACATCGAAAGGTTATGGAACTCCATAACACATTACGTTCCAGAGAGACAGAAACTGGATTGTGCTATAGACTTCATTAAGAGCCTAGAGGACATTGGTGTAGATCATGACGAGATCAAAGCGTCTGCCGAATACGATCCCAAGTTAGAAGAAGCAATCAACACTGTGTTCGAGGAAGACGAAGAGTCAGACGGATACGGCGAAGATGATTAATTGGTATAACGAAGTCAGCAGGAACCTAGCAAAGATACCAGACTGCGTGGCATACTTTGACAAGGAATTAATCGAGGCCAAGAAGCAGTGCAAGATCTACGGTAACCTGGAAAGGGCCAGTGCGTCACTGCCAGGCATAGTGGAAGAGAGATTCAGTCAACTGCAACAGTTAGAAGCGATACTGGAATACCTAAACATCGAATTGAGGAGACTGAGATCAAAGATCTTCAGGAAATACTTAGAAAATTACAACAGGGCGTTATCAAGCAGAGATGCCGAGAAGTACGTGGACGGTGAGGATGATGTCGTAGACATGGACAAAATCATTAACGACTTCGCACTGATCAGAAATCAATGGCTGGGCATAACCAAGGGACTGGATCAGAAACAATGGCAGATAACAAACATTGTGAAACTGAGAGTCGCGGGAATGGAAGATGCCGATATCAAATAATAGAATAATACTCACAGACGTAGACGGTGTGCTACTCGAGTGGGAACACCATTTTTCTAAATGGATGTCGCTGAGATCATATTTTGATGAAAGGGGAGCGAGGTATTATCCCTATAAACAACTACCAGACATGCTGGACGAATATGACATGGCAACCAGGTATGGAGTCAGCAAAGATACAATCAGACAAGAGATAAGAGAATTCAACAGGAGTGCTTGGATGAGTACACAGAGACCAATGTTGGAAGCACAGACATGGGTCAAATTGTTGGCCGCCGAGGGTTGGACATTCATACCTATCACATCGCAGACATCGGACATACCGGGACAACAATTACGTAAGAAGAGATTGGGAGAACTGTTTGGAGATCATGTATTCACAAATTACCATATACTGGGCACAGGAGCAGACAAAGACAGTGCTTTAGCGGAGTTTCACGATACCGGACTGTATTGGGTCGAGGACAAGCCAAAGAACGCTGTACTGGGGCTCAAATACGGTTTAAAGCCTATATTAATCGACCACCCATACAATCAAGACCTAAATCATCCTGACATCATCCGTGTAAGTAATTGGAAGCAAATACACCAAATAGTTTCAGGAAGAAAATGAAAATATACGTAGGTTGGGATTCAAGAGAAGACATAGCATATCAAGTATGTGAACACAGCATCAAGCGTAGAGACCCATCAGCAGAAGTAATTCCCTTAAAACAAAACGACATGAGAACCCAAGGGATCTACACACGTGAACGAGACAAACTTGCAACAACAGAATTTACATTCACAAGATTTTTTGTACCTTATCTAAACGATTATAAAGGATGGGCGGTGTTTTGTGATTGTGATTTCTTATGGAAGGTTCCAAGTCATATGCTAACCAAATACATGGATCCTAGCAAAGCAGTGGTCTGTGTACAGCATGACTATACACCCAAAGAAACTACCAAAATGGATGGGCAAGTGCAAACAGTCTATCCTAGAAAGAACTGGTCAAGCATGGTTCTTTGGAATTGTGAACATCCTAAAAATAAAATGCTTACACCGGAATTTCTCAATAAGCAAACACCAAAATTCTTACATAGATTTAGTTGGCTTGAAGATTCAGAAATTGGAGAATTGCCTCACCACTACAACTGGCTAGTTGGCTGGTACAGAGAACCAGAAGACGGCTCACCTAAAATATTGCACTACACAGAGGGCGGACCATGGTTCGATGGATACAGGAATTGTGAGTACTCGGATGATTGGAAAAAGGAAGCAATTAACTTGTTCAGTGCCTAACTATTTGAAATAGATCTTATCTATCTGTTGAACATTTTCTTTTTGTTCGATAATTTCACTGTTATTGAATCCCAATTGAAACATAAACTCGTCCATATCATTTTCAGACGGCATCTCTGGAAACTGTTCATCTTTGTGTACATTTACTTCTTGTATGACATACTGGGCACGTGCAAATATGTCGGGAGCACCTC